TTTGAAATGGGTGGCATTGAAGGCTTAACACCTGACCAAGTTAAAGAATACATAAGATATATTGCAGATAGAAGACTACTTCAATTAAGTTTAAAACCTAATTATGGAGTAAAACGTAACCCTTTGGGTTGGTTAGACTGGGTATTAAATGGTGTTGAACACGCAAATTTCTTTGAAAACAGAGCAACTGAGTATAACAAGGGTACACTCAGTGGGTCATTATGGTAATAAAGTACCCTTTTTAGAAGGAACAAATGGATAATTTAGAAGATGTTGTCTTACCTACTACGGTAGATGACTTAATTAAAATGCTAAATAAAGTATATCCTGAAAAATCACCTGAGCTTTCAGATGATACTAAGACTATATACTTCAAAGCAGGTCAACGTGATGTTGTCAAATTTTTAAATACCTTAAAGGAGAGGAAAGACGAGAATGTGCTTAGGAACAAGTAAACCAGTTACATATACCCCAAGAGACGAAAGTCAAGACTATGTAGCAGGAAATGTTTATGACCCTAAAGACAATCCGTTTAACAATCCTGAACCTTCTGACATTGATGTCGGTGGTGACATGCCTAAGAAAAAAAAGAAAGATGAATACAATCAGGGTGGAATTGAAGGCTCAAACTCTGGTTTAAATATAGTATAACAAAGGAGAATAAATATGTGCGGTGGCGGTTCAAGACCTGCTCCTCAACCTGTTGCTCCAAACCCAGTTGTGAACGCTTCACCTATCGGTGAGCAATTAGTTCCAACTTTGGAAACAGCAGACGAGTTGTCAGATAAAAAGAAAATTAAAAAGAAAGCTAAAAAATCTGGTACAGAAATGTTACAGACTTCTGGCGTAAACACAACTTCTGCTACAACAAGTAGCGGTCTAAATATTGGATAATAAATGGACTATTATAACGAAGCAGTAACAAGACAAAATACCGCTAGGGAAAGATACGAAAAGTTAAAAGCGGATAGACAACAGTTCTTGGATAGAGCTCGTGAATGTAGTGAATTAACAATACCGTCTCTTATTCCTGACGAAGGTTTTAATTATTCTTCAGATTTATACAGCCCTTTTCAATCTGTTGGAGCTAGGGGTGTCAACAATTTAGCTTCAAAACTTTTACTTTTATTACTTCCCCCAAACTCTCCATTCTTTAGACTACAAGTTAGTGGTGACGCTAAAAAAGAAATGGAAGAAAGAACTGAATTAAAAACAGAAGTTGAAAAATCTTTAGCAGATATTGAAAGAGAAGTTTCTAAAAAGATAGAAGAACTAGCTTTAAGAGTTAGTGTATTTGAAGCATTAAAACATTTAATAGTGGGTGGTAATGTACTAACGTATTTACCAAAAAACAAAACAATGAGAGTTTATCCTTTATCTCAATATGTATGTAGACGTGACCCACAAGGTGAATTAATAGAAATTATTATTAAAGAAAGTATAGCACACGTTGCTCTTGATGATGAAATTAAACAACAAATGCAAGTCAACGGTGATTATAAAGATGATGACAACTGTGATATTTATACACATATTTATAAATTAGATAACAAAAAGTTTTATGTATGCCAAGAAGTAATGGGTATTAAAATACCTTCTACTATTGGTACAATCATGGCAGACGCTATGCCATATCAAGCACTAAGAATGGTGCGTATAGATAATGAAAATTACGGAAGAAGTTTTGTAGAGGAGTTCTTGGGTGACCTCAAGAGCTTAGAAGGATTATCGCAATCACTTGTAGAAAGTGCGGCGGCTTCTAGTAAAGTTGTATTTATGGTTAAACCAAATGCAGTTACTAGAAAAAGAGATTTAGCACAAACAAGAAATGGTGACATTATTACAGGTTCAGAAGGTGATGTTGCTGTACTACAAGCAAACAAACAATATGACTTACAAGTTGTAGAAAGAAGTATTCAAAAATTAGAAGAGCGTATGTCTTACGCTTTCTTATTACACACTGCAATACAAAGAGACGCAGAAAGAGTTACAGCACAAGAGATTAGATACATGGCTGAACAATTAGAAACGTCTATGGGTGGTGTGTATTCTTTATTGTCTCAAGAATTACAATTACCTCTTGTTAGAGTGTTAATGAAAAGAATGAGTCAAACAAAAGAAATTCCTACTTTACCTAAAGATAGTATTAAACCTACTATTATTACAGGTATTGAGGCTCTTGGTAGAGGTAATGATTTACAGAAACTAAGAGAGTTTGTGGCAGAAATCGGACAACTGGCACAAATAAATCCACAAGTAGTACAAGCTCTTAACCCTAATGATTTAATAACTAGAATAGCTACAGGGTTAGGCATTGATACAGAAGGATTAATTAAAACTCCTGAACAGTTACAAGCTGAACAGGAACAAGTAATGGAGCAACAGCAAATGCAACAAGCAATGGATACAGCACAGCAAGTCGCTCCTCAAGTAGTAAATAACATGACGAAGGAAATGGGAAACTAAAATGGTAGAAGAAGTAACAATAAAAAGTGAAGAGACTACTGCGGAAAAACCAGTAGAACAATCACAAGAAACACCAAGACCAGAAGGATTGCCTGAAAAATTTAAGTCTGTAGAAGACATGGCAAAATCTTATTCTGAATTGGAAAGTAAATTAGGAGCTCAGGATAAATCATTCGAGAACGAAACATCTCAACCAGAACCTAAACAAGAAGCTAAACCTGAAGGTGATTTAGAAATAGCTGAGAAAGCTGTTTCAGACGCAGGTTTAAATATGGAAACATTGCAACAAGAATATAATGAAAAAGGACAACTTGATGACAAGTCTTACGAGTCACTTGAAAAAGCAGGTATTCCTAAATCATACGTTGACGCTTTCATTAATGGACAAGCGGCATTAGCTAAACAACAAGGTGCAGAAGTTAAAGCAGTTGTTGGTGGTGAAGAGTCTTATAATAAAATTGCGGCATGGGCGGCAGAAAACATGACTGAAGGTGAAAAGAAAGCCTACAATGATACTGTTAATGGTAGAGATGTAGAGTCTATTAAACTTGCAGTCGCAGGATTAAAAGCTAAATATGACATGGCTAATGGTAATGAACCAAATTTAGTTCAAGGTAAAGCTACTCCTACAAATGAAGGTAGTTATGAGTCTTGGGCTCAAGTAACAGAAGCTATGGCTGACCCTAGATATGCTAAAGATGTTGCATATCAAAATGCAGTTAAAGCTAAACTAGCAAATTCGGATATATAATATGTGGCTAACAGTATTAAGAAAATTATATGAAGCTGAACAATCTGAAGCTACAGCAGTTATTGATACTTTTCTACAAAAAAGTGTCGGTGTTGCAGACCATGATAATTTTGTCAAAACTTTAAAAACAAACTTTGATAAACTTGTTCATGCAAAACACGCTATTGATGAGCTAGATAATATTATTAAGCAGTCAACTAAACCAGAAGAAAAGAAAAAGGAGAAATAAATATGCCAATGGGAAAAGGAACTTATGGTTCAAAAAAAGGTAGACCAAGTAAAGCGTTAAAAGGTGGTCAGAAAAAACTACCTATGTCTTTACAAAAGAAAATAATGAAAGCAAAGAAGAAGAAATAGTTATGGCTAAAAAAGGATTATACGCTAACATACATGCTAAAAGAAAAAGAATTGCGGCAGGTAGTGGCGAAAAAATGAGAAAGAAAGGTGCTAAAGGTGCACCAACAGCCGCTAATTTTAGAAGAGCGGCAAAGACAGCTAAAAAAAGATAAACTTTTATGGTAGCTAAAAAATACCAAAACCCTTCAGGCGGCTTAAATGCCGCAGGAAGAAGGTATTATAACTCTCAGGGCATGAACCTAAAAGCACCTGTAACAGGTACACCTAAAAAAGGTTCTAAAGCCGCAGGGAGAAAAAAGAGTTTCTGTGCTCGTATGAGCGGAGTTAAGGGAGCAATGAAAGATAGTAAAGGTAGACCTACAAGAAAGGCTTTAGCTTTACGAAAATGGAATTGCTAATATAGTTGTGCACTCTTTATAGAGGGCAACTGCCTAATCACATAGGAAACATAGCTTGACCTACTGCGGTAGACAATCTTGTAAGTGTGACTGAAAGTGTAAGGGCTTTTATTAACAAGCGTAAACAACCTAAAAAGGAGACTAAACATGGCAAACGCAAGTCCTGTCTCAGTCGGTAGAGTAAATGCAGGTGGTAGTGAAGACGCTCTGTTTCTGAAAGTTTTTGCAGGAGAAGTATTAACTTCTTTTGATAGAGCTTCAGTTACAGAAGGTGCTGAAATGGTGAGAACTATCAGCAACGGAAAAAGTGCAACATTCCCAGTAATGGGTAGAGTTGCGGCGGCTTACCACACAGCAGGTAACGAGATTACTGGCTCAGACGTAAATCACAACGAGAAAGTCATTACAATTAATGACCTTCTATTATCTTCTGTATTCTTATCGAATATTGAAGAGGCAAAAAACCATTGGGACGTAAGAAGTGCATACTCTGGTGAAATTGGTAGAGCTTTGGCTTTCCAAAAAGATAAGCACGTTTTACAAACTATTGGTCAAGCGGCTCAGGCTTCAGCAAACGTATCCGACAGTGGATATGCTTCTGGTACTGTATTAACAAACACTTCAATCGCTTCAGCAACGGCGGCAACTGCGGCTAATGCAATGATTGATGAGTTGTTCAATGCGGCTAAACAGCTTGACGCTAACTATGTTCCTAAAGAAGGCAGAAAAGCCTTTATGAAGTTAGAGGAATATTACAAACTAGCTAATGCTACTAATGCAGTTAATGTTGACTTTAGTGGTAAGGGTTCAATCGCCGAAGGTAAAGTTCTAAGAATTGCAGGAATAGATATTGTTCCTGTGGCTCACTTTGGTGACATTGCGGTAGACAACTCGTCTGCAACTGGTGTTGCAGGTGGTTCAGCTACAGCAGGTGGCTCTAACCCACAACAAGTAAACTTAGCTAACTATGTATGTCTAGTATCACACCCTTCAGCAGTAGGTACTGTTAAGTTAATGGACTTATCTTCTGAAATGGAATATGACATTAGACGTCAAGGTACGCTAATGGTAGCAAAATACGCTATGGGTCATGGAGTTCTAAGACCTGAAGCGGCTGTAGGAATTAAAGAAGCGTAATCTTTACGTTACTTTATACTTATAAGGACTAGGGGACGAGGGAGACTGACTCCCCTAGTTTAAATTTAGAAAAAGGAAAAGCATGACAACACAAATTACACCAACAACAGAACTTCAAGCTGTTAATATAATGCTTTCCGTAATTGGCGAAGCTCCTGTAAACAGTATAACAGGTACTAACAGTGTTGATGTATCAGTCGCTAAAAATATATTAGACGAAACATCTATGTCAATACAAGGTGCAGGACATAACTTTAATCGTCATATAAATTATACAGTGTCTTTAGATACAAATAACAAAATTCCCCTTCCAACAAACTGCGTTCAAGCAGACGACCATTCTCGGTCATACAACTACACAATCAGAGACGGATTTCTATATGACATAGAAAACCATACTGATGTCTTTACGTCAGCTCCTAAGCTAGATGTAGTTTTAATTCAACAATTTGAACATATCCCAGAATACGCAAGACGATATATTACAATGAAAGCCGCTAGACGTTTTGCTTCTAGGTTTATTGGTGACCAAAAAATTACACAATTAATAGGACAAGATGAACAAGAAGCGTTAGTTAGTTTTGAACAAGCAGATACAAGGGAGTCAGATTTAAACATATTAGAAGGTGACTCAAACACTTATTCAATAATAAATAGACCAACTAGAAGGACATACTAATGGCTGTAGTTTCGCAGAGTATTCCTAATTTTATAAATGGAATTAGTCAGCAAACCCCAACGCAAAGAGGTATTAATCAAGGTTCTGACCAAGTAAATTTACAAAACAATATAGTGGACGGTCTTAGTAAAAGACCACCGTTTGAGTATATCGCTACTGTAGATAGTACAAATGTATATCCCAACACAACTAAAGTGTGGAGTATACAAAGAGATGAACAAAACCAGTACATTGTAGCTTTATATAATGGTGGTATAAAAGTTTATGATTTAGCAGGTAATGAAAAAACTGTAACAATACAAAGTGGTGCTAGTTATTTAACAAGTACAAATCCAAGAGACGATTTTAAATTAGTTAATATAGCTGACTTTACTTTTATTGCTAACAAATCAATAAAACCTACTGCGGACACAAATCAATCTGCGGCAAAACAAGAAGAATTTTTAATATATGTAAAAGCTACTAACTACGGTAGAGAATACACAGTAACTTTAACACACCCTAATATGCCTTATGGTCATAAAGTTATCTTTCAAATGCCGTCAGGTAATGACGCAACAACTGATAGTGAATTTAGAGACTCAGATAAAATTAAAGATATTTTATTGTACGGTACATCTAGTCAACACTGGAATGGTTCAGCGTCACAAATAGGATTTAAAACAGTTAGAACAGATACTAACGCTACTTTGTCTACATCACAAGGTTTAGCAAACTATTCAGGTATTACGTCTCATTTTACTTTTGAAAGTTATGACAACGTAATATATGGAAAACCTACAGGCACAGTGTCGTCACCTAATACGTTAGCTGATTATACTGTAAGTACGTCAGACGGTGCAGGTAGTACAGCTATGTATCACATAAGAGATACAATACAAGATTTTAGTAAATTACCTTATTATGGTAAAACAGGAGTTATTATTAAAATAACTGGTGAAGAAGGAGATACACTATCTGATTACTTTGTAAAATTTACAGGTAATGGTGTGTGGTCAGAAACTATTGCACCTGCAACAAGTGTAGGTGTTACTAATAGCACAATGCCTCATGCGTTAGTTAATAACAATAACGGAACATTTACATTTAAAGAATTAGATTATGGTGATAGAACATGTGGAGATAGTGATACAAATGCTGACCCTAGTTTTATTGGTAAGACTATACAAAATTTAACATTTTATAAAAATAGATTAGGAATACTGTCAGGTGAAAATTTAATTTTATCTGAAAACGCAGGGTTCTTTAACTTTTTTGCAACAACAGTTACACAAGTATTAGACACAGACCCTATTGATATAGCGGCGTCTGGTACACAAGTTAATACATTGAAAAATTCTGTATCATTTAATGAAACATTATTGTTATTTTCTGATACAGCACAATACAAGTTAGACCACGCAGGTGATACAATAAGTCCAACTACAGCTATACTTAATGAAGTATCTAGTTTTGAGCATGATGACTCTGTTACACCTGTAGCGGCAGGACGTTTTGCTTACTTCTGTCAAAAAAGAAATAACAACACAGCAGTTAGAGAATATTATGCTGATGATGATACATTAACAAATGACGGTTTAGATATAACAGTAGCAGTACAAAATTTATTACCTACTAATCCATATCAAATTATTAGTAACACGATTGAAGATACATTAGTATTTTTACATGCAGACACAAACGACACACAAACTGCACCTTATACTACAGGAACAGCCGCAAATCCGACTAATGCAGATACAATGTTTATATACAAATATTTCTTTGATAGAGGAGAAAAAGTACAAACAGCTTGGTCTAAATGGATATTTAATGGTGCTAAAATAATAGGTGGTTTATCTGTAGACAGTTATATTTATTTATTAGCTGTAGAAAATACAGATACAAAATTATTTAGAATAGATTTAAGAAATTTAAAAGACCCTACATTAGGGTTTGGCATGTATGTAGACTTGAAAAAAACTGTTACAGGAACTTATGATAGTGCTACAGACTTAACAACTTTAACTTCTCCGTATGGAGCAAAAACTGGTTTGACTGCTATAGATAATACAAACGGCACAAACTATACACTTACAAATACTACAGGTTCAACATACACATTAGTAGGTAATCACACAAATGTTACTATTGGTGTTCCGTATGAGTCAAAGTATGTTTTAAGTCCACAATACATACGAGAAGATACTGGTAGAGGGTTAGTTGCAGTTACTTCAGGAAGATACCAAATTAGAAATATATCTTTTGATTATGAAAATTCTGGTTATTTTCAAGTTGAGGTAACACCACAAAATAGAAACACTAACACAACATTTATGACTGGTTACGTTATCGGATTTACAGGAGCTCCAAACCAAGTACCTCTTGCAACAGGTACACTAAGAGTTCCTATACAATGTAGAAATACAGATTTTACATTAGAGATAAAAAGCTCTTCACACTTGCCTATGTATTTAGCTAGTGCTGAAGTAGAAGGTTACTATCATAGACGTTCAAGAAGAATGTAATATGGAAGAAAAAGAAAAGTATGTACGACCTGCAATTTTAAAAGACGCATTGGAGTTAGCTCCAAAAATGCGTAAAGAAGACAGAGCTGAAATATTGGCGTCAGATAATATGTCACCATTACAAGCTCTTGTTGTTCCTTTTACAATTAAAGGTGCAAAAATATATTCAATTATTGGTACTAAAGAAGAAGGTGTCATAGGTATGTTTGGGTCAACCCCAAGCAGTGAGCCTGACTTTGGTATCGCTTGGTTATTGTCTGCAAACAATTTAGCAAACAATCACGCTAGGCAATTTTTAAAAGAATGTCCTTATTGGGTATCTCAAATGGGTGAAGGTTATAAACACTTATATAATTTTGTAGATAAAAGAAACTGGGTAGCTTTAAAATGGTTACAGCTACTTGGGTTTGAAGTAAAAGAAGAGTTCCCTACTTATGGACATAAACAAATACCATTTTTATTAATGATGAAGGAGTTAAAATGTGCGGTGTAAATGAAGCAATGGCGGCTTTTAAAATAGTCGGAGCTGTCGCTAGTCACCGAGAAAAGAAACAACAAGCAATAAACAAAGCGGCGGCAGATGAAAGAACAATGCGTAACGCTGACCAAGCATACTTAAATGATTTATCAAAAATAGAAACTGAAAGAGGTATGGCGGCTAGAGAAAAATATATTGCTGAAATGAGAAGTAACTTTGCTAGAAAAGCGGCACAAGCAAACGCTCTTAATTTAGGTTTTGGTAACTCAGTTAGGGTAGTACAAAACATAGGAACGGAAGCTGACGCTGAATATAATAACATTATGGCTGATTACATGGGTGATATGATTACTCTTAATAATCAACGAAGTGACGCATACGCTAACTTACAACGAACATACAATAGTATTACACCAACATACGAACCTAGCTTTATGAGTCTTGCATTAGATATTGGTGGTGCAGGAGCAGATTACATGGGTAAACCAAAAGATGAAAGAAGGTTCTTTACAAATTATGGAAATCAAAAAACAGGATAGCACATGGCATATAGAAGTAAAATAAGTAGAAATAGATATTATGGCTCTACATTTGCAGGACGTGTCGCTACTACAAGAGAAACACCTTTAACTGACATTGTAGACGCTATTAATAGAAACACAGGAAAGCTAGAAAGATTTGCTTCTAATTATGTTGAAGGTAAAAAAGACGCCGCAGATAAATATTTAGAAGGTTACTATGCTACAGGTGGTACACCAGAAAATTTAAGTAATGAAATATTAAATGGTAAACACCCTGAACTAGAAGGCATATACGCACAAACTGCTATAGATACACACAACGGAAGATTTATGGCGGCTAAAGCTATTAATGAAATTGAAAGATTAAAAGATACTTATAAGCCGTTTGACGGTGACGGACAAACATGGAATGAATGGGTAAGTAGTTTAAGAGATGAAAACGGTCATGCTGTTATTCCTAGCTTAGAAGGCAAATCAAAAGGTTTTAACACAGGGTTTGCTACTGTATTTGGTGAATATAGAGCTCAGTCTCTTGTTAATGACGCAGAAATGCGTGGTAATTATTGGAACGCTAAAAAACAAGAAGCAGGTATGACTTACATGCACACTGAACTAATGACTATGAATAAAGTTGGTGAACAATATTGGGCTCAATTAGAAACTTTAAATACACAACTACCAAATGTATCTGGTTTAACTGGTAAACAATATTATTTTACTACAGAAGAAATGAACCAATTAGCTATTAATCATGCTTCTTGGATTTTATCCACAGCAACAACCACAGCAGAATTAGATAAAGCTATGTCTATCTTAAATGCTGACAGAGGTACTGGTAAAGGTGGTAATCCATTAGGTTCATTAATGAATACAAAAAGAAAAGACGTAGCAGAATTAGTTGAAAGTATAAATAATAAAAAAACACAGCTAACTAATCAAGGTAGAGCAGACATAGAGTACCAAGAAAAACAAGACGTAAAAGAAATTTTCAATACTCTTATTAATAGTAATGGTACATTAGAAGATAGAAATAAAGCTATCAACGCTATTAAACAAGGTAACTTTGGTGAGCCAAGATTAATTGAAGCTGTTAATGATTTCTATAATAAGAATAGATTTACTAATACTGACCCTGCGGCAATGGACGATTTCTTTAAAGAAGTGTTGTCAGGTCAATATGAAAGTCCTAAAGATTTAATTGTTGCAATGCTTGATAAAGGTATTCCTACAGATAAATTAGGAACAGCTTTATCTTATTGGTCTTATTGGAATAGTGATAATGAACAAGGAAAGAAACCTATTTACTTTACTGATACAACATATACAAAAATGACAACCAATATATTAACTTCAGTTAAAGGTGCGTTTACTGACAGAACTTCAGGATTAGCTATAGACGGACAAGAAGAAGCGGTAATGAACGCTAATAATTATATTATTAAATCTATTGTTCAATTTGAAATGGATTTTAAAGCAAAAAATAATGGTCAAGAACCAAGTGATATAGATAGATTAAATTTTATGGAAAAACTTGGTAAAACAGTTCAAACAATCTTTCAAGCAGAAAAGACGCCTTACCCTGAAGGATTAAAACCATTTACAGAAATTGAAGTAGATTTACAAAAGAAACAACAAGAAGAAGATGAGAAAAATTTAATAATAGAGCAGAATACAAATACGTTAAATGAAAATGTTTCTAACTTCTTACAAACTTTTGATGTATCACAAATTCCTACATTTGATTTAGATGAAGATACATCATTCTTTAGAAGTAGAGACGCAGAAAAAGGAATATTTAGAAGAGAGAAATTACTTCCTGCATTAACAGAAGCATTACAAAGTTCATTTAATGTAGAAAATCTTGGTGAAATTTTAACTAGATTACCCCAAGAAGATTATGACACTATGATTAACAACTTAGCTAATTATCTTAATGTCGAGGCACAAGATATAAAATTAGCTATACAACAAATAGCTGAGGCACAACAATAATGGCAGAATGGAAACTAGATACTAGAACCACGCCAGAAAAAGTAAGAGATAAAAGAAATAAAAGAAACCAAAAGATAAAATTAAAAAAAGCTGAGTCTGAAGCTGAGGCTTTAGAACAAATACAAACTGAAGAATTTTATAATGCGGCTGTTTCTTACTACAACTGGCGAGAAGGTACAGATGAATATTCATCATATAGTCACGCCGATATATTAGATAAATTTTATACAGACAGGTCATGGAGAAACAACAATACTATCTCTATGGGTAAAGATATGTATACAGCAATTAATACAGATGACCCAGACCAATTAAATAATTTTGCTTATATATCACAAACGTATGAAGCACTCCCTAGTTTTTGGAACGACCCTAATAGAACTTTTGGTGGTTGGTTAATAGACAACGGTGGAGCTATGTTAGCTGACCCAGTAAACCTTATAGGTTTTGGTGTTGGTGGACAAGCGGCAAAACAAGCATATAAACAAACATTAAAAGAAGCTCTTAAAGGTAAAGTTGCAAAAGAGATTAATGATAGAGTTTTAAAAGAAGCACAAAAACAAGCACAACAAGAAGCACTAGGACAAGCTATTAAAAAAGGTGCATTGTATGAAGGTTTTATTGGTGCAGGTGTTACAGGTGTGCAAGACACAATGCTACAAACAACTGCGATACAAACAGGCGTACAAGAAGATTTTAGTTTGAAACAATTAGGATTGTCTACTGCCGCAGGGTTTGGATTTGGTACTGTGTTTGGTGGTTCATTTGCTTATGGTGGTTTTAAATTAACTAACAGAGCTATGAAAAACAGAGCTGTTAAACAGTTAGAAGACTTACATAATTATGGAAGAGATGACATTACAGGTAAAAGATTATTTACAGATTTAGCAGATAAAAAAGAAAAAAAGTTTTATTATAAAAATCTTAAAAAAGAAGAAATAGATAAAATAGAACAAGACTCTATTTTAAAAGGAAAAGATTTAGATGAAAAAATACAAAATTTAAGAAACGAAGTTAGAGTATCAGGACGAGGCAGACCACCTAAAGAAAAATTAAATTACGATAAATTAGATGAACGTGGTAATACTGGTGCAGTAAAATATATTCAAATTATTGCTAGAGAAAACGCTAAAGAAATAGGAACAGAAACTATAACTTTTGATGAAATGAAAGTTATTGCAGAAAAATTTGGTGCTGACCCTAAGAAGTTAATGAAGTTAGCAAAATCAAAAGCAAAAGAAGATAAAGAGTTATTTGGTTTAATGATAGCACATAAAGACTTGTTATTAAAACAAGGTGATGACCAAATGAAATTAGCTAACGACTTTTTTAGAGAAGGAATTACTGAAGCAGAAAAACAATCTATTAGAGTAGAATTTAAAAAAAGAGCTCAAGTTGCTTTAGAATTAATTAAAGTACAAAAAGAATTACAAGAAAACTACGCAAGAGCTACAACAGCAGGTAGAGTCAAAGGTGACGCTGAAAGAGCAACTGAACTTAAAATGTTGCCTGAAGACCCTGAAATGAAAAAGCTCATGGAGACAGACATAGACGCTTACATAAAAGCAGTGGCGTTATTAGATGACCCTAATCAAGCTATTCTTGCATTACAAAATGTAAGAAAAGTAAACAAATGGGATTTAGCGGCAGAGTATGTTAATAATAACTTATTGTCTTCCCCTGATACACACATATTAAACATTATATCAGGTCTTACACAAACACAATGGAAACCATTTGTAATGTTGTTGAGAGCGGCAAACCTGTCTTTTAGAGATTTTCAGCGTTCTAAAATTGTAGCAAGAGAAGCGTTCCAAACTTACATTTATCAATATGTCTATACTGGTTATGCACTGCGAAGAGCAATGAAAGCCTTTTATATGGGAAGACCATTACTTGATAGTGCAAATTTAAAGTATGATAATAATATAAGACAAGGACAACTTCAGCGTTGGATAAATGAAACAGGTAAAATATTAACTGAACCGTTAGGTATATTTGGCACTGGAATACAGCGAGGTATTATTAATCCAATAGCTCAAATTACTACAGCACCATTAAGAGTATTGTCAGCAGGTGACGAGTTCTTAAAACAGATGATGTTTAAAGGAAGAATGGCGGCAGAAATAAATTCAAGAATATATAAAGAAACACCTGACATTGGTGTGTTTAGTAATAGACAACAATATGTAAAAAGATTTAGAGAGTTAGAAAAAGATTATATTAGTGAAACAGGTGCGGCAATAGACTCTGGTGATAAAATAGAAAATATTTTAAATAGTCCTTTACAATACGCAAGAGAAGGTTCGTACACACAATCAGCACGTTCTTTTAATCCTGTAACTAAGACTTATGAAGGTGGAGTAACTGGTGCAGTTCTATCATTTACTAATAGACATAAATGGTTAAGAGTGTTTGGATTGCACTTTATTAATACTCCTTCAAACTTATTACGTTGGAACTTTCAACATTTACCATTCTTAGGTAGATTTCAATTTCAAATGAGACACATGTTAGCTAAAGGTGCAGACGGTAAATATCTAAATCCTGAAGCGGCGGCAGAAGCTAATGCTAGAATACAAGCAGGTTGGTTACTGTGGAGTGCGGCAATGCTTATGGCTATTAATGGTAGAATTACTGGTGGTGGTTCAAGAGACTGGAAAGAAAATGAAGAACGAAAGAAAAACACTGGTTGGCAAGAATACTCATTAAAAATGGACGACGGTAGACATATATCTTTAAATAGATTAGACCCTATCTTTATGCCATTTATGATAGCGGCTGACATGGTTGACGCTATTGGTGATTTCTTAAAACACAATGAAGATTTACCAACAGAAGTAGAAAACCAATATACAGAATTAGCAATGGGTGTTGTAGCTAGTATGACAAGAAATTTAACTTCTAAATTCTATACAAGAAATATTTTAGAAACAGCAAACTTTTTATTTAGTGATGACTTTATGAGAAGCAGAGCTCCTGATAGAATTGGTAGTTCAGTATTAGCTAGAGCTATTTACAAAGTAACTCCATTGTCAGGTGGATTAAGATATTCTAGTAGAATTTCTGACGACCACCAAAGACAATTATTTACATTTAGTGATAGACTAAGACAACTAAATCCATTTAGTGATAAAGATAGAACTATGCCAAAACGTAACATGTTTGGTCAAAAAATAGATAGACAAAATGGTTGGTTGTTTGGATTAGGTGGTAAAACTGGTTTATGGTCTTCACCATTTGCTATGACACAATGGAAAGATACAGCAACGGCGGAGTTCTTTAAAGGTAGAGATTTTGAATATAAAGCTCCACCAAAAGTCGATAGACGAACAGCTTTAGATTTAAGAACAATAAAAGATGATAAAGGACAAACAGCGTATGATTATATGTTGGAACGAAAACAACATCAAACTTTCACACATAGAGGTAAAACTTATAAATTACAGCAATATATAGAAGCTCTTATTGCTGATAAAAACAGTGAATTATATCGTATGCCAGACGGAGTGGTAGCAGGTAAAGATTACCAACAGTCTTTTATTTTAAGAATAATACATGCGGCAGAAAAAGGAGCTTATGCAGATATGTGGAATAAATATCCTATATTAGCAGAAACTTTAGAAGAGCGAGGAGTATTTATACAGGAGAAATTTGACGCCGTAGGCAACGCTTCTTCTTATGATAGTATATTAGAGACTATCATCAACAAATAAAGTACCCCTTTTAGAAGAAACAAACACAAGAAAAGGTTTAACAATATGGCAAATAGTTTTGTAAGGTATACTGGTGACGGCAATACGTCAGCATATTCGATACCATTTTCGTATCGAAGTACAGCAGACCTTATAGTAACTATTGCAGGTTCAGCAACTACGGCATTTACACTTAACGCCGCAGGAACAACTCTTACGTTTACTAGCCCACCTGCTTCGGCGGCGGCTATTGAAATTAGACGTAAGACATCTCAAGGCACTAAACTTGTAGATTATGCGTCAGGCTCAGTATTAACAGAGTCAGATTTAGATACAGACTCAGACCAAGCGTTCTTTATGTCGCAAGAAGCGATTGATGACGCTAATGATGTTATTAAAGTATCAGCAACAAACTTTCAATGGGACGCAACAAACAAAAGAATTATAAATGTAGCTGACCCTGTTAATAATCAGGACGTAGTAACAAAAGCATTTTTATCACCAAATTTAACTAATATAAATACGGTTGCAGGAATATCCTCAAATGTAACTACAGTTGCAGGTATTGCTTCAGACGTAACCACTGTTGCTAATGCTAATGCTAACATAGCTACAGTAGCAACTAACATAGCAAATGTTAATACAGTGGCAACAGACATTGCCAAAGTAATTACAGTAGCAAATGATTTAAACGAAACCGTTTCAGAAATAGAAACTGCGGCGGCAGATTTACAAGAAACAACTTCAGAGATAGATACTGTTGCTAATGCAATTACTAATGTTGATACTGTTGGAAACAATATTGCTAACGTCAATACAGTTGCAGGTATATCAGCTAATGTAACAACCGTAGCAGGAATTTCTGCTGATGTTACTTCAGTGGCAGGTATTTCTTCAGCAGTTTCAGCAGTAAACTCAAACGCAACAAATATTAATGCAGTTAATTCAAACGCAACAAATATTAACACCGTAGCAGGAAACAATGCTAACATAACTACAGTATCAGGAATTTCTAGTGATGTAACAAATGTTGCAAATATTGCTTCAGATGTTTCAGCAGTAGAAAATGTAAAAGCTAATGTTACGACAGTAGCAGGAATTGCAAGTGATGTTACAAGCGTAGCAGGTATATCAGCTAATGTAACAACAGTAGCAGGAGCAATCACTAATGTTAATAATGTTGGTGGTTCGATAGCAAACGTAAACAGTGTTGCTTCTAATTTATCAGGAGTAAACTCTTTTGCAGAAAGATACAGAATTGCAAGTAGTGCTCCAAGTACATCAAATGATGTCGGAGACCTCTACTTTGATACTTCGGCGAATGAGTTAAAAGTCTACAAATCTAGCGGTTGGGCGGCGGCAGGTTCTACTGTCAACGGCACAGCTAACAGGTTTGAGTACGTTGCTACAGCAAATCAGACAACATTTACTGGTGCTGACGCAAATTCGGCAGTCTTGGCTTATGATGCGGGGTTCATTGATTGTTATGTTAATGGTATAAAATTAGCTAACTCAGATTTTACAGCAACTACAGGGACAAGTGTAGTTCTTGCAAGTGCGGCGGCAGTTAATGATATTATTTCAATAGTAGCGTTTGGTACATTCCAATTAGCTAACATATCAATTAAAGATTTAACAGATACACCTGCAAGTTTTGGTCAGGCAGGACAAGCATTAGTTATGAATAGTTCAGCTAATGCACTAGAATTTGCAAATGCAAGTTCAGCAGAAATATATGGATTTGAAATGTTTTATAATCCATCAACAATAAATATAACTGTTTCAGAAAGTGGCGGTAAATATGTTATTGATGGTGTATCTCAAAAAACATTAGAATTATATGAAGGAAATACTTATGTATTTACACACCCTTCAGCACACCCATTAAGATTTTCTACAGATAGTGGTAATACAAGTGCTTATACTACAGGGGTAACTGTAAATTCATCAACACAAGTTACAATAGTGGTAGCATCAGGAGCACCTACATTGTATTACTATTGTTCATCTCATGCAAATATGGGTGGACAAGCAAATACGCCTGTTCCTGCTGACAACAGTTTACAGGTTACAACAACAAATGGTGGAGTTGACAGCATTTCAGCTAGTGAATACGCTAACTTTGATGAAGTTCAATACGCCGCAACAGGATTTGTCTGGTCGCTAAACGCATCAGGTAATTTAATAGCAACAGTCTAACAAATAAATAGGAGAAAAACACAATGGCAACAATAGACTTGGGTAAAATTGCTTTTACTCAGAAAGGTACTTGGGCATCAGGTACAGCATACACAGAAAAAGATGTTGTCCAATATACTGACGGAAACGATACTTCGTCTTATGTTGCGATTGCATCTTCAACAGGACAAGCACCATCTACAAATGGTACGCTTAATTCAAGTAATTGGGCAATATTTGCAAAAGGTGCAGATATAGGTTCAACATATCAATCAACTTATGCAGGTGGAACAACTTACAAAAAAGGTGATGTTGTTCAGTATACAGATGGAGATATAACTTCTTCGTTTGTATATGTTAATACTACACCTGCGTCAGGACAAACACCTGCAACTGGTGGTTCAGTCAATACAACATATTGGTCTTATTTGGCTAAAGGACAACCACAAAGTTTTAATGCAAACGATTTAACAAATGATATATCTACACTTGCATTAAGACAATCAACAAATGAAGATAAATCTGCATACAATACAAATTCTATGTATGTAGATGTTTTTCAAGATGCAACAGGTATAACTAATTTAACAAATACAACAAGAAGTGCTAACGAATTTGTTGGTTCAGTTGTTGCAAATTCTGATAGTTTTTATTCAAATGTTTATGGAATTTTTGAAAACAGTTCAACAAATGAAACTACTAATCAATCAGGTGCGGCTAGTACAACAGCTTTAACAATGGGCGACCAAAGTTTTGCTACAACACAGAAAAAGTTTGGAACACACAGTCTTTACTTTGCACCAAGCAGAGGAGCTAGTTCTTCTAAAAGTGTTGATTTTAACCCAAGTGGTTTAGGAGATTGGAAAACTACATCTAATCTATACACTGTAGAAATGTTCATTTATCATACAAATAGAA